TACGTGTTAATCCAAGATACTCACCATCTGGATAAGTGAAAGCATGACATGTACCCACACTTAAGTCAGCTGTGGTTCCTCTGATGTTCAATATATGAAGAATAGGTCCTCTTGTCCAACAATCCCAAGGCATGTTTCCAGCACTTGAACTGAGTAGTTTCTTGAATTGTTGACCTGTAACGTTGTATGTCTTACCATCTTCAGCTGTACAGACAAATAAGTCATCTTCTAATATATTTGTGATCCAGCTCATTTTAATACCCTTTTCATTTATTTATCATTCTTTTTTGGATCCAATTGAGTACTTTGGAATGAGTTCCCAATCTGCTTTCTGCTTATGAGGAAGGATTTTAATCTGAGACATAGAACACATCTCTTCCTCTTTCATCTCACTCACAGCCTCCACCAGTCCCCAATCAGTGAGGAGTTTGGTGATACGGTTACGTCTCTGTGAGTCATTCTCTGAGAAGTCAGAGTGTTTACCATCCAACAAGAATAACTCCTTGAAGTGGACAATGTAATACTTACCTTGCTTATGCAGGATGTGACAAGACTGAAAAAGTTTATTTTCTGTTCTTGAAGCAACTCCTATTCTGGTGAGTGTTTCCCTAACTTTAAGGAAATCGTCAGGTTGTGCTAGTTTTACCTCGCACATCATTGTAGCGTTCCAATCCATAACAAATGTTACATTATTTCTCTATTATTTAGAGAAAGATCAATTATGGGTTAAGAGTTTCAGATAATCTATCAACATAACATTTCATTGTATAATCCATCTCTTCTTCGGGTTCTAACACACTCTCCATGAACATCTGTTCAACTTCCTTATCCAACTCAGGATCAGGTTCAAGTCCTTTATAAGCCTCTTCAAAGTAATCAGATGTCTTACCAAGGTCAAGTGGACCTATTTCACTGATAGCATTCAACCTCTCTTGTAAGGACAACTCTTTCTTAGGTTCTACTTTCTCTTCTGGTTGATTGTAACCAAAATACTCGTCAATACCAGACATTTGTCAAATACTTTCAGGTATTTATGGATTGCTACCATCCCCCTTAAGGAGGACATGTGCCCCATTTAGGTTTAGGTTTAGTCCAGGCATCTGCATCTTCAGAAAAGTAACTTGGTTCCCAACCAATTTCAATTACACACCAACCAGACAGGTTTTGGTTGAAGCTTTCGGCTTCGAAGAACATATAATCCATATCCTCCACCTTCGCCGTATCCCAATTACTGATGTCTTGGTTGAACTTCTTGGTGCCGCCACCAAACAGATAACGCATATTCGTCACATTTGACGTATTCCAACTACCGATGTCTTGGTTAAACTTGGTGGCGCGGGCAAACATCTGTTCCATATTCTCCGCCTTCGAAGTAGTCCAATTACCGATGTTTTGGTTGAAGGATATGGCGGAGGAGAACATCATTGAAAAACTAGTCACATTCGACGTATCCCATCTACCAATGTTTTTGTTGAAGGAGCTGGCACCCTTGAACATAGAGGTCATTGTCACCACCTTCGACGTATCCCAGTTACCAATGTCTTGGTTGAAGGCATCGGCATTATAGAACATATTTGACATATTCTCCACCTTCGAAGTAGTCCAATTACCGATGTCTTGGTTGAAGGCAGAGGCTTTATAGAATGTATTACGCATATTCGTCACATTTGACGTATCCCATTTACCAATGTCTTGGTTGAAGTCTCTGGTCTCGGCGAACATATAACTCGTATTCTCCACCTTCGACGTATTCAAATTACCGATGTTTTGGTTGAAGGCATCGGCTTTGTTGAACATATAACTCATATCCGTCACATTTGACGTATCCCAGTTACCGCCAAATGTTCCATTAAAGGATTGCAACAGGTAGAACATTTTATGCATCGTCGTCACACTTGACGTATCAGTATGTTCTCCAAATTCCCATCTGGCCCCTTTTCTGGTAGATCCATCGTAACTGTTACTACCAGAAAATAGTCCCTCCGCCCAGCCGCTGGTTACGAAAACTACTTCCTCACCAGGATTAAAGCCATAAATTTCACCTAAATCAGTTCCATCAACTTTCCAAGCTTGATACGGTCCACCATAGAAATTTATTTGATTAGATGCACCCTTAACATGCCAGATGCCACCATCATGTCCTTCCCATGGCAGAGGACAAAGATCTCCCTCCGGTGGGCAATGACCCCAGCAAGGTTTATCTTCAGTCCATGAAGTTGCGCCAGTGGCAAAATTAACAGGCTCATCTGGAATTAATTTTACACACCAATCACGGAGGTCTTTGTTGAATGATGTTGCACCACGAAACATACCATCCATCGTGTCACACCCCGACACATCCCAACCGCTGATGTCTTGGTCGAAAGCTTTAGCATCCATAAACATGTCGCTCATTCCATACACGTGCGATACGTCCCAACCGCTGATGTCTTGGTTGAAAGCTTCAGCACCACTGAACATTGTATCCAAACTGTATGCTGACGTTATTTTCCAGCCACCAATGGGTTGGTTGAAATCTTTAGCGTCCCAGAACATCCCAGATATACTCGACACATTACTAACATCCCAACCACTAATGTCCTGGTTGAATGGCGAGTTTGTGAACATATTGTTCATATATTCCACGTTTGACACGTTCCACTTACCAATGGGTTGGTTGAAGGCGCGGGCATCGGTAAACAAGTTTTCCATATCCTCCACCTTCGACACGTCCCAGTCACCAATGGGTTGGTTGAAATTATGGACGCTGGACAGCATTGCATACATCTCCGTCACATTTGACGTGTCCCAATGACCAATGGGTTGGTCAAAGACTTCCGCTGACCAAAACATCTCAGACATATTCGTCACATTTGACGTGTCCCAGTTACCACCTAATTTACCATTAAATACATAACAATTATTAAACAGTTTGCGGAAACTTGTAACTTTACTGGTGTCAGTATATTTACCAAAATCCCAATTGGCATCTACTTGGCTATAAAAGCAATTAAGCGGGTCAGGGTCAGTTACAAAGACAACTTCTTCACCAGGCTGAATAGTCGAGATTTCTCTTTCATTGGTACCATCAACATCCCAAGCTTTGTAAGGGCTATTACCATAAATGTCCATTAGATTGGTTACATTCTCAATGTGCCAAATACCACCATTATGTCCTTCCCATGGCATCGGTGGCAATTCTACTTCCAACTTATAAACAGCACCACCACGCTGAAGAGTAAACAAATCACCAGTTTCACATTTAGTTTCTAAATCGGAGCCTAAAATTTTAAAATTTTCCTCTCCTCTGCGTATAACAAACCAGGAGGTTAGTAATCTTTCATCAATATTAGACATTTGACAATTACTTTTTAGTTATTTATTCAGGTGGACAAGTGAGCCTCTCAGCACACGCCTCCTCACCATAAGCTTCTAGCTTCTTCTGTAAGTCATCAAAGACATCCCACATAAACTCTGAGCCTGTCTTCTCCTTATAACACTCACATGCCCTAAGGAGATTACAGACTTCACCTTTGTTGAAACGAATCATTTGTTGCCACCTTTGTCCATTGATTGTATCATACCTTTAATGTCCTGTTTACTCAGTAGAGACATTACTTCAAGGGCTTTCTGTTTCGAATAGTTGAAGTAAGCCATAACCACCTCAAGTCCCTCTGGTTCTGAGGGTTTACTGATGGGATCGAAACGAGATCCTTTGCGAACGCCATAATAATAGAACTGATACTGTAGATAAGGGCTGAGATCAGAGTGTTGATTCATTGATTCAGCAAACATGATGGTGTCAATGAACCCAGCAAATGCACGATTAGTCAGGAATGGATTATAACCTGACAGATCGAGTTCATAAGTCTTCTTGTTGATGCTCTTAACATAATGAAAGGGACTAATCTTTGCCATACTTCTCTTCAAACTCCTTATAGTTTATCACACTGTGAGAGTAACCAGGATACTGCCTCTTCATAATGTGTGGAATGCCCATCACTGTAGGCCAGTCACCTTGAAAGTAAACTGTCTTAGTATCCTCATCAACATGACGCTTCATCAGTCTTATCCCTCTTGTTGTATGTGATAGTTATTTTATCATACATCTTACCTGTGCTGTCAACTCCAGTGGAGAATTCTAACTCTCCCTCTAGGAGTTGAGCAACGCTCTTAGCTTGATGATCAGCCATCAGCTTAATGGTTCTTTTATCCACGGTAATACGATTCATAGTAGGCAACAATTCCCATTGGTGTTGGATGACCCTGTGACACCCAATCGTGTGCACAGGCATAGATGGACTCAGTTGAGAACTTAGGTGTCCCATCCTCATTGAGGACAGAACCATATTTCTTTAATAACACTGAGAGGGACTGTTCTCTCAGTGCCATTCTATCAGGGGAGTAAAGCCAATCTTGGATCATTGAATTGGAATTGTAGATTCTTTATTTAAACCATCATAAACCTTCTTGCCAGCAATTGCAAGTCTGTATCCTGCAAACCCTAGCATAGCCAGTTGACCTGGAGGTGTCATAGCTAGTAAAGCAGCTCCACCTGCAGCCAGTGCGCCGTATCCAAGTCGATCCTCTTTCTTTTCAAACTTATCACCAACATATGCACCAGCAGTAACAGCAGCAGCTGCTGGTAGGACTCCTTCCCATGCTGCACCAAGAGCTGCGTCTAATAGTGTTTCCTCAGCTATTGGAGCAATGATTTCTGTTTCGTTAAACATTAGTTTCTCCGCAAAGTTGTTTTCTATATTATAAGCGTCAACAGCGTTGTTGTCAACTATCTGCTGATACTCCTCGGAAGTCATGTCAACTCCACCACGTGAGCGGTTGGCTGACATATCCTCCATGATGGTGTTATCTACTGAGTATTCACCGCCATTCTTTCCCGCCTGGATACGAGAAATATCTTTATCAGGAACTTCAATAAGCTCATAATGCCCACTCGCTCTCCCCTGATCGTAAACCCACACTTCCTGTTCGATAGTCCCTCCGTTCATAAACATTCTTATTTCTTCAGGATTATCTCTTAGGTGTTCAGGAATAAGGTGGTGATATGCCTCCTCATTAGTCCATTCACCCTTTTGACCTGCGTAATAGAATTGGTCTTTGATGTCCTGTGGCAGCTCTGAAAATGGAATACTCATCAGCCACCGTCTACTTGGCAACCAAGTAAAGCGCCTGCAACCGCACCAGTTGGGACAGCAATCCAGCGCCCGTCACCACGGCTGATAAGACCACCAATACCACCACCCAGTAATCCACCAATAACGGTTCCTTCGACACAGGAGTTGTTGTCTCGTCTTGTTGATTGTGTTGTGTGTCTGGTTTCATTTTCACATGGGACTTCAATTCTTTCATTGTGTCGTCTGACATAACCAGGATTGTTTTTGGTTCCTGGTACATACTCTTCACGATACACAGTCTCATAACAGGCAGTCTGTTGAGTACCACCAGGTTGAGAGTAATCTTGTGCCATGACTGGTGTTGTCAATAACAACAGTGTCAGGGGCAATAATCGTTTCATTTCCAGTTGAGCTCCATCATTAGTTGAGTTGCAAGAGCCAACAGTGTGATTGAAGGGTCTGCACCTCTAGTTATTTTATCAGAATACTCAGCAAATATCAGGACAGCTTGAGGTTTAGATTCATCTTGAACCTTATCTTCTAATGCTTTGTAGAGGTTCCTCTCTAAGACACGAGGATGAACGTGACTCTGTCCAAACACCCAGTCTCTCACGTTGGTGAATTGCTTCTTAGACATGTACTCAACACATTGTGTTGCTGTCTGAGAGAGGGACTCACCACTCAATTCACCACTCTTGGTTGCAAACTGTAGTTGGTTGAGAAGGTGTCTCCAGTCAGGTGCATACTCAAACATAAAGGTTTGGAGTACCTGAGGCTTGAAGGTGATATCATTCTCTCTCAGGATACCAACCACTCTTGGTGCAAACTCACCAATCAGGAGTTTGATGTCCTTAGGACTTCTGATGTTGAAGTCAACTGCACTACAACGTGAGTGAATAGCATCAATGATGTTATGTGGGTAGTTACAGGTGAGAATGAATCGACAATGATTCTGAAACTCTTCAATCAGAGCACGCAATGCCTTCTGACTGTCTTGAGTCAGGTTGTCTGCCTCATCTAGCAGGACAACTTTGAGTCCTCCAAACATGGAAGAGCAGGAGGCGAATTGCGCAACTGTAGTTCTGACATCTGAAATACCACGGTCAAGAGAAGCATTAACAAAGAGAAGGTCAGCATCAATCTCATTACATAACGCTCTGGCGAGTGAGGTTTTCCCAACGCCTGCTGGGCCAGCAAGGATAAGATTTGGAAACTCTTTCTCATCACGATAGGATTTGAAGATGGATTTGATTCTGTCTGGGAGGATACAATCCTCCACTGAGGATGGAGCGTATTGCTCCACCCACAAATAACTCTTAGCGCTCATCAATTAAAAGTGGAGTCAGGTTCTACTGCAATGAAGTATGTGATTGGACGTGAGTGAGATGTGAACTTAGCAAGGTTCTTAGAACTCACAGTGACGTCATAATCACCAGGAAGCATCTTCAGATTTTCAACCTTAAGATTGAACTGGAAGACGTTATCAGTCTCACCAACCTCAATCTTGTATGAGTTAGAACCAGAGTTCTTCTTATCACGAACTGTCAGATATACCTCTGATCCGTTACCAATCAGAGACACATCAGGGATTTGAAGGACTGCTGCTGCCTTCTTCACTGTCTCTAGATGCTCTTCAGTAAGAACAACTTCAACATCTTCAGATGGAAGTGTGAGTTCTTTATCAGGTGGTGATGCAATGACTGATGGATCTGAATAACGATAGTCAATACTATTAGAACCATCAGAGATGGTGATTGAATTATCACCCAACTCAACCTCAGCACCTGGAATCAGGGAGAGACAGTTGAGGAATTGATTCAAGTCATAGATTGCAACGTCACGTTCAAATGACTCAGTGATGTCTGCCTCAACAAGAATATTTTTCATGACACTCATTGAACGCAATCTCTTACCTGCTTTGATAAGGATGGATTGGTTGATGGTACTGAGGTTCTTTAGTACTTGAACTGTATCTTGTGATAAAAACATAATGTGGAGTTACTTGGTTTCATTATAACAGTCTTTGCTGTCTCTATCAAGCTCAGCAATAAGAATGTCAATGTAATGACGTGCTTTGAGCAAGTCATCTCTGCCGTTCTTTAATTTCCAACGACTGATGTATTTGACAACGTTACCTTCGCAAAAACCAAGCCCATTGCGTATGATGTACTCAACAGGCTGGATTACGAAGTCATAATGTGTAGGTGTTCGCATTAAAAGGTAAATATAAAGTTGACTGGTGGAGGTGGTGAAACGTATTGATAACGTCTCTCAGTCCAACACCTTCTTACAGGTCCATAATAAGATCCAACCCACTCACACCTTCTTACTCTTCCGTGTCCGTGGTAGTGATGACCGTGATGACTTTCTGGGTGGTAGTGATGC